CAAGGACAGGGATGCCTGCGCCGCCTGTGGCGAGTTCGTCATCAATGACCCAGACAGCTTCGCCATCGTAAGTGATGCCGCCTTGGGCGCAGCCTACGCCGAAGCTATCGCGGATGGAGTAGCCTGCGCGCTTCACGATCATCGGGCCTAGAGGCGTGTTCTCTCGATAGCAGTTGCTTAATAGGCCGTCTTTAGAGACTGTACTATCTCTAGTGGCTAAAATCTGAGATAGCTCTAGCCTTTTGGTTTCCATTAACGTGCCCTAGTATCCAGGCTGAAGTATGTGCTCGCTTCTTCCACTGAAAAAGCAAAAGCTTCTGCTATGGACTGTTGGTACCTCTCTGTAATCCGTTTTTCTGTGGTTTGGTCTACCCCATAGTCTGGCAGGACTTCGTAAGCGAGCCCCCACTTCAGCGCATTGAGGAATTCCTGCGGGAAGTCGAATAGCTCAGTTGCGCCGGTCGTGTCACTGATGATTTGTTGCTCCATCAAGTGCATCGAGTGATTGATTTGCGCTCCAGGCACAGTGAAGACGTAGAGGTTGCCGTTGGAGTTGGAGACAGAGCCTGTGGTGGAGAAGGCAACGTCGTACCAAAATTGACTGGGGATGGTTCCATTGGTGGATTTGTTGCCCATCCGGTTGTAGTCGGAGCGGCTCAGCATGAAGATGGGTTGGTCGTAGCTTGTGGTGTTGTTGCGGATGAAATTGCCCTGGTCGAGGATGCGCTGCACGCGGGCAGTGGTGAGGCCGACAGGGACGATAGTGATGGTGGGGTTGAGGATGCCCCCGCTGGGGAAGGAGAGAATAGGGGTGATGTAGGCGGAGCCGGCGGCGGTGATGGACACGGCTGTGATTGTGCCTCCAGCGATAGTGTAGGTGCCTGTTGCGCCGGTGCCGCCTCCGGCGTCGGTGATGCCGAGCGCGTAGGTGCCGGCCGAGCCGCCTGTACCTCCGTCGGTAATGGTGACTGCTGCTGTGGCTAAGTAGCCACCTGTTGGGCCAAGGGGGTAGACAGCCACGCCCTCGACCATGGGGACAACGATCTCCTTAATCTTCCACAGTGTCGCGCCCTTGTTGACCCATGCCTTGAGCATGAGGTTGAGGGCTTCCGAGCAGAAGGTATAGTCTTCGGGGGAGGGGGCTTGGGTCTGGCCAATGACACCGAGAGCGCGCAGCACAGCCTTGATGAGGTCGTTGCGGGTGAAGGTCAAGCCGAATGAACTGGACATTATGAATCCTCCGGGAGGGGTGTTACAGGCGCCACTTCACCATCGGGGCGTGTAGCCATGTTGACGAATTGGAGTGGGGCGCGTTGACGGGACCAGGGCACACCGGAGGGGTCGGGGACGCCGCGCACGTAGTCCTGGCTGTTTCTTGGTTCCCAACAGAGATGGCATGAACGGAGCCCATCCCAAGTGAGGCGTAGCATGGAGGCTTTGCGTACGAGGCCGCAAACGTCACAACACGCTTGCCAATCACCAAGCTTAAAGTAATTGTATTGTCCCATTAGCTTCTCCCGTGGTTAGGGTGGAAACCGTAGCGAAGTTCTGCAGCTTTACGTACGCAGCAAGCTTCGAAAAAATCTGTTTGCCGGCCCAAGTAATGGCGTTTATTTGCAATGTCGATGTATGTCATGTAAGCACCGCGATCCCAAAATACCCCCATTAAACCAGACCGATTAGCACGATTACGTTTTGCATTTAGATTCTGGGCTGATTGTGGTACTGCTCGTAAATTAACCCACCGATTGTTGCGACTGCAGCCATCTATATGATCTACAGTTTCTGCCCACTCCCCAGTCATGTATAAAAAGGCAAGCTGATGTTGTCTGTAAAGCTTACCGTCTATGCGACACTCGACATATGGATTTGAGTGCGTAGAAAGCGATCCACACAAAGCGCCAGCACGCGCACGTTTTTTGTTGACAAGCCGCGTAAAAGTACCCGTTTCAGGATCATACCGAACCAACTCTTTGAGGCGCTCTTGGGTTAGCATTCAATTCTCCCTACGCTTTCTCGTATCCAATCACGTTGGCAACCCACGTCGTACTTGTGACTGCAGATGGTGTCACCACGAAGCGAATGACTGTGCCGGCGGGGATGGGTAGGGGCTCAGAAAGCACTTGACTGAAGCCATCCTTCCCTGCGCCGCGTGCGAACCAGGTTTGAAGTTTCGTGCCACTAGGCGTTTCGAGAGAGATGTTGCCGAAGTCGTCATCGGCATGGTCGAGGGTTGTGTGGGCTACTTGCCAATCCCAGCCGAGCAAATAAAGGGTCTTCCCGCTTGTGACTGTGTATGTGAGGACCACTTGGTCAGCGGTGGTGGCGGTGGTGGCCAATGTTGCAGTCTTCCCGACGATGGTCTTGCCGGTCGAGGAGCCGATGCTGACTGAGAAGACGGATTGGTCGGATGCGATGGCGACAGGGATGCTTGCGGCCATTGCAGCTTGGCCCTGGGAGGGGACCTTCGTGTTGAGCGCCGCAAGCGTTGCTTCGGATGCTCTCGTTGAGAGGGTTGCTTCAGTCGCGCGGGTGCTAAGCAGAACGTCTAGGTTGTCGGTCTTGGCTTTGACGAGAAGTTGGGTAGCCTCTGCGTTGCGGGCTGCAAGTGTGGCTTCGGTGGAAGCGCCTGCTGGGAGTGGGAGGGCGGCGGCGCTAATGGGGACAGTGCCGCTTACTCCGACTGTCCACACTCCATTTTGGGAGGCAGCGACAGTGCCGCTAACGGACACAGACCATAGACCACTTTGGGTAGCATCAATGGTCCATGCGCCGGATTGACCAACAGACCAGGGGCCTGCTTGGCCAGCACCGACTAGCCATGAGCCGCTCTGCGATACAGGGAGAGGAGATTGGTTGCTCGCTATAGCTACGGGCGAGGAGGCGGCCATGAGGGCTTGACCCTGCGCTGGTGTTTTGCCGTCGATTGAGGCTAGGCTGGCATTGCCTGTGTCTTGCTTGGCCGCAGTGGAGGCACCTGTTGGCAGCGTCTGCGACCCTGTGATCGAGCAGGCCCATGGGGTTGTTCCCTGTACGACCAAGGTGCCGGGGCCACCATCGCCGGGAGGAATGGAGACTTCGAAGGCGAAGGGTTTATAGTTGGTCTCGAAGTCGGTGACGTCTGTTGGGTCGGTGATGTAGGCAGAGAGAATGACCGAACCGTTGGAGGAGAAGAGGAAGTAGTGGGCCCCCTCCGGAGCGTAGTCGATCGTCAGTGCGTACTGAGTGACGAAGCCTTTGAATTGGGTCCAATCTAGGTTGATGGGGACCATGACTGCTCCAAGAAGTGATTGATATCATTCATAATTGTTCAATACTCGGTCCAAGCTGTGGGCAAGCGCTGGATGACGGATGGGTGGGTCAGATCCGTGAGGATGCCTGTCACTTGGAAGTTGATATTGATCCCATTCGAGCCAACCTCGATGACCCGGAAGTCGAAGTCCACCTTCTCGGGGATTGTGAAGCCTGACGGGACGACAATGGGGATGGCGCCTGTTTCCCACGCCTGCGTGCCGCCTACGATGGAGGTTCCGTTGGGGAAGCCTAGTTGGGAGGCGCTACGCCAAGTGGTTTGACCGCCACCACTCTTCGCCGAGTTGGTGAAGAAGTTGGGAATCCAGAGGTTGTGGCCAGCGGGGACTGTGTAGACGAAGGCGAGAGAATTGCCGATCCCTGCCCCAATGAAGCCACGGGTTAGGCCGCCGCCGATGGATTCGAGGATGATGTCGCCTTCGTTGATGTGGCTGGAGCCTGAGTCGATGACAAGCATCGAGTTGAGGCGGAAGTAGTTGGCGCCGCCGGGGAGGGTGACTGGGTTGGTGCCGTCGAGGGCCACGACTTGGGATGTCTGGGTGTAGGTTGGGTCGAGGGTTTGGAGGACGACAGCGCGGGCGCCACTCCCACTTGCTGAATCGTTGGGGGAGGTGGAACGGATGCGCCATGTTTCGCCTGCCACAGGGAATATGTAGGGTATGGCCGGGGGCCAGAGCGTGCAAGGCACCTGAGTGCCCATCACATTGAACACATTGCCGAAGATGTTGACGATGGAGCGGCCGGGGATGAAGCCGCAGCCTACGTCGAGGAAGTACTTTGCGCTCATCTATGCAGACTCCTCTAGGGCTATAGGTAGACCTTGATGAGATGGAGGACGATAGAGTATGTATCGCCTGCGCTTGCGCCTATTGTGGTGAAGAGAATGTCCCCTGTCTTGCCTGCGCCTGCATTGTTGGGGAGGTAGTAGGGGAAGTCTAGATCGTTATCTTGGTCGGGGGTGAGTTCCCAGCACAGCACATCGGTGGTGGCGTCCCAGAGGATTTGGACATTCATCCCGATGAGAGAGTAGTCGATGTGGCGGATTTGGACCTCGCTTGGGGCTACGCCATTGATCCCGCTGAGGGTGCTGACGTCCACTTTGAGGACTGCAGTTTCACCTGTGCCGTCCGAGACGGAAAGGAACTTCAAAATGGCATTTCTGGGGCCATCGGCTATAATTTGTGTGCTAACTTGATCAACCACAATATCCTCCTACTAAGTATGCTTCCAAGTGTGCCGTTTAACAATATTGTTAATCGTGGACTTTGGGACAGCCAAAAAGTGCGCAATATCACTTATGCGGCAATTTTGGCTGAAATAAGCCCGAATCTCCATGACACCTGTGTTTGTTAAATTCGCTCGCCCGTTTAAACTCCCAGGCCTTGCACGCCTTCTATTCGATTCTGGGGTACACGACAATTTAACCTTAATAGAATGCAAATCCCCCTTACTTTCACGCCCCTTCAAAAGCATATCAGTTGTATTGTCTTGATTTGTACCTAACCATAAATGCTCTGGATTAACGCAATTGCCGTTATCACAAATATGTAGAACACAAATTCCGGCGGGTATTTCGGCCTTATGTAATTGATAGGAAAGTCTTGATGCAATCACATTCTTTTTTGCGATCCTTACTACCCCGCGAATCCCGTCGAACGTGGCTGCCTTCCATGACCAGCAGGGTGTAAGTCCAGCTCGAATGACGGGTCCGTTCTTGTCGACTTTTGCGAGAAATCTTTCTAGCAACGTCCCGCGACACCCAAACTTTGCCATGGTAGCTCCTCAAAGGAGGGGCCGGAGCCCCTAGTAGATTAGCCTAGTCCAACCCACTGCCATCCACCACGCCAACAGTGTCGTAGTTGCCGACGAAGGTGAAGCCGGTGCCGACCATGGCGACACGTGTGGTGTTGATTGCGTCGGCAGCGAACCAGTTGCTTGAGATGATGCCCGTTTGGTCAGATGCGGCGCCGCCATTGGAAGTGGTCAGATCGATGTAGTTGGTCTTGTTCTTCGTCTCGAAGATGTTGCCGTGGATTACGCCGCGCTGGATTGAGTATGTGCCGGGGCCGGTGTCGGCGGTGGCGATGTCGGATTGGTCGTTACCGACGAAGATGTTGCCCCGTACTGTCACATCCGTTTCGCCGACTCCTACAGCGGGCTCCGCTGTGTCGAAGATTAGGCCAAGGCCGCCTGAGCCACGAAAGAGGCAGTTCTGGATGATTCCTTCACTGGCGGTGAAGGCGTCGTCCGTTGCGTTGCCTTTGAGGCGCAGGAGACCTTTTGCGTTGCCTTGCGTTGAGTCGCCGTCGAATACACAGTCTTCGATAAGGAAGCCATTGCCCTCCTGTAGGACAAGGTCTGTGTCGGCTGCAGGGGCGGCAAAACGCATGTGACGCAGGACGATACCCTGCGAAGCTGTCACAGTGAGGGCCAGGCCGGAGGATGGGACGATGTCGGGCTTGGCGTAGCCTGGAATGATGACACCTGCGAGGGTCAGGTAGTTGATGTTTGCAACAACGAGGTTCTCGTCGTAGGAGCCTGGGTAGAGGAAGATTGTCGACCCGGTGTCGGTCGTCATCGAGTCGATTGCTTCCTGGATCGTTTGGAAGGCTGCGCCATTGGAGCTGCGCGGGGCGAGCCCATTGGGGTCGACGAAGAGGATTTTGCCGTTGCGGGTTGGGACGGAGTAGCTGCCACCCATTAGCTGGGTTCGAAAACTTGTGCTGAAACTCATGATGTAGCTCCTTTGGGTGGTAGAGGGGGATGTGGGTTACTTCTTTGTGACCTTGCTTGAGTAGGTGACGATGCCGGCGCCGGGGGCGCGGCCCTTGTCGCTGCCGGTCGAGCCGCTTACCGCGAAGCCGTAGGACTGGGAGGGCATCGAGGGACCGGCTTTGGGGCGTGGGGTGGACTTCCCGGCTGCTTGGGTGGTGGGGGGCCGCTTGGGGATGGGAGCGATAGTGTTTGGTCCGTTGCCATAATCGCCGCGTCTGGATTTATTCATCTCCCTCTCCCCTTCTGGCGATACTGTGATGTGGATACAACCCTAGTGGACTTGCGGCGGGGGAGCTTCACTTTGCCGCTGCTGCCCTTGACCCCGCCAATACCCTTCAGCATCATTGGGCCGATTGCGCCTTTCATCGCTTCCTCGCTTTCTTTGTCACACCCTTGATGGTTCCTTTGTTCTCGCTTGCGTAGAAGACGGAGTCGCCCTTTTTCTTCCCGTAGGTTTGCTCCATCTTGGACTTGATCTTCTTGCCTTTGGTGTTGAGGGGCATGGACTGATCTCCTACGGGCCTTCGCTGCCGAACAGGCCCAGAGGGTCCGATGCGCCGACAGAGAAGCGCTGCACGGCTGAGGTGAGGGCATTCTTGGTGCCGAAGTCATTGTCCTTCTCGATGACTGCTTTCATGCGGGTGAAGCGGCGGAGGCCGCGAGGTGCGTCGCTGCGCAGGAACCAGGAGTTGGGTGCGTCGAGGTAGTGGCATTGCATGACACCCTCAGGGATGGTGTTTTGCATCTTGAGGACGTTGACTGCATTGTCGGGTGTGTCGTTTTGGTAGACTGATTCGAGGATGCGATTTGCATTCCACCAGTTGTTGGGGTGGACGATCAGTTTCTTAGGCTTCAGGGCGATGATGAGGCCTCGGTCGTCTGTCGCCAGGCTCATTTGGGTTACGAGGTCTTCAAGGGCCGTTTCGCTCAAGTCGGCTGCGGAGGCGAGAATGTTACTGAATGTGCCGCCTGTGGTGTTGGGGTGGGCGGCGTTGAGAAGGGAGACACCGTCCGAGAGAGGAAAGGCTGCGTCGAAGGCGTTGTTGTAGACATCGGCGGCGACGATCTCTTCGGTGATTCGGTGGCTTCGAGCGAGGGCAGGGGTGCGGGTTTGGGTGACCTTCTCGTAGAGGTTATCCATCAACTCTTCCATCGTGACTGCGTAGCCGAGAGCATAGGTCACGTGGGTGTAGCGAACAACTTGACCTTGCTCTTCGGAGTCGTAGGTGATTTGCGCGCCCTGAGCCTTCACTGGCGCGAGGCCGAAGGAGGTGATTTTGACCTCTTCTTCATATGCCTTCTCGCTCGACTCTTCGTCGAACATCTGGGACCACTCGCGAGGGTAGTCGTTGTAGTCTCTGCCCCAGATTGCGATAATGCCGGGCCAGAGGAATTTGGGGTGGTTTCCGGTCGATATGATACCTGCGATAGCCATGGTTGGTTCTCCTTTCTATTAGACGACTGCGAGCGTGCCGCCCATCAATTCGTGCTGGTTAATCATCACCAAGAGCTTCGTGTTGGCGGTCAGGTCGACATCGGCGCGCTGGACTTTGCCGAGGATTTTGAGCTGAAGGGTGGCCGTCACATCGGTGGTCGAGGCATCGAGTTCGGTGGTGGCGAGGGGGCTGATGCCGGTTGGGGCGCCGACAACGATGTTGGCGTTGGCGTTGAGGTCCGAAGTGGGGAATGCTCCCGCATTGTTGGCTTGGATTTCGAACACGACTTCTGGGTCGTCGCACACTAGGACATAGTAGTTGCGGGACTTGGAGGCAGGGATTGGGCCAGGGGGGCTGGATTGGTCCTGCGGGACTACGGCTACGATGACGCCGCGGAGGATGTTTCCTGCTGCAGCGAGGGTGACAGCCGGAATGCCGTCTGCATCACCGCCTGCGAAGCTTTTGACTGCGCTCCCCACTCCGTAGACTGCGTTGTCGGTGCTTAGGATCACGTACATGTTGACTGTCCCATTCCACGTCATGCCGTTGAGGTGCTTGACGGGAGCCAGGCCAACTGGTCGGTCTGCATTAGCCATTTTAGGTCTCCTTACTTGGTTGAAATCTTGATCGAAGTGTGGTTGGGGACGTAGAAGTTTTTGTCAACCGCCGTCGTTTCACCACGAAGAATACTCCTTAATCGGTTTTCACGCATCCCCTTGATGATGGCGCGGTTTTCGTCTTTGTGCTCCTTGCGGATTTTCATGAGGAAGGCTTTCTCGCCGATCTTCTTGAAGACGATGATGGAGATTCGGTCGCCTAGCTCCTTGTTGTGGGGGGTGACAGCTTCGGCGCCGACGGCGAGGGTGATTTCGCTGCGTGCGACGAATTCGTAGCCGCCTAGTTGGGCCTCTTCTATACGGCCGCCTACGTCGTTGATCCATGCGAGTTCCCAGCCGGGGATTTCGCCTAGGACTTGCATCTTTTGGCGGGGCACGCCGAAGGGGATGCGGGCGCGGGGTTGGCGGTCGGGGACTCGATCCAGTTCGGCGCGAACTTGAGCGATTGGCTTTGTTGCTGCGTCTGTATCATTCTTGGTTGTCATAGCGGTAGTACCTCCCAATCCTCTGCCATCAGGTCTGTTTGAGATGCGAACCAAGGAATACGAGATCCCTTTGGATAAGCAACATGACCTTCTGGATATTCGATATAAATGTAAGGGTGGGTCATTTTGCTGTGCGCATCTGGCCGTTGGAGTAGTAACCACATACCTTTACCATTCCACCCCTCACGCGAAACGCGCTCCCCTCGTTTTAGTGCTTCTAGTGCTTGTCCGAAGTTCATAATCACTCCCATTCGTAGGCGTCAACGTATGCTTCTTTGGTCATGAAACCGTTCTTGACCCAGCGGTCGCAGGCTGCTTTTGCGTCGGCGGGCAGGTCGGCGTAGGTTTTGCCGCGCTTTCCTTCGCCCCGAGCACCGCCGCCTTCGTGGGGGGCGGATTTGCGGCGTGGATTCTCGAACTTGTCGGGGAATTTGGCGCGGACTTGCTTTGCGACTTCGTCCATGAAGGTGCGGCCGACGAGGTCCGTTTGATTGCGGCTTAGGCGAAGGGCGATGGCTTCGGCTGCGTCAAAGAGATCAGGCTCCCTTTCTTCATCGTACCAAGTGTTCTCTCGCTGCCATGCTCGGAATTCAGCTAGGTCGGGTGATGGGGGCTTGGTGGGCTTAGGTGATTCGGCCTTCTTGGCCTGCTCATCTTTGAGGGAGTCGATTCGGTCCTCAAGGTCGTCGACGAGTTCGAGGTTGTCCGCCTGGAGGGCTTCGCGGCGCTGGGCACGTAGCTCACCGATTGCGCGTTTGTATGCATTCTCACGCATCTTAGCAAACTCGGTTGCGAACTCGCTTGTGGTGAGCTTCAACTCATTGAGTTCGGCCTTGGCTTCGTTGAGTTCGCGCGTGAGGCGTTCGTTGGTGCGTTTGAGGATGGGGCGGACCGCGTGGGCCTGCTTCATGAAGGCTTCGGCGTCGACCCAATCGGACTCGCGGCCCTTGAATTTGTCTTTGGGCTGCCAGCCTTCGCGCAGCGCTTCGGCTTCGATTTCGTGGTTGGAGTCGTCGGCTCTGCCAGCAGCGCCATCGCCCTCGACTTGGGGCTTCTCTACAGCTTGTTCGTTCTTTTCCATCATCAATCTCCTTCGAGGATTTTCAAAATGTCATGGAATTTCATTCGTAGCTTAGCTAACTCTCTTTCTAGTTGAACACTCTCTATTTGGATGTATTCATGCACAAGTTTGGTGGGGATTAGTATCGTTCGGTCGTCTTGAGCATCCGCTACACTAGCGGTGGCAAAGAACTTCTCCTCTGCTGCCATAGCTTGGAGGTCGAACAGCCTCTGCTCTTTCATACGGACCTTGGATGCGAACATACGAATCGTGTCGTAGGCTGCGAAGCTGTCAAGGAGCGTGCTCATGACTCACCCCCAATCACAGCGATGACATCCAGATCGCTAATCACGCGGTATTTGATGCCGTTTCGCTTCCATAACTGACCAGCCCATTTCGCTATCATAACGTGGTCGCCAGGCTTGGCCCATGGACCACTTACATGTTGGTCGGCCCATGCGCTTGCACCCACTGCGATGATGGTGGCGCGGGTGCCGGACATTTCTTCGCGGTCGGCGACCTCTTCGGGGAGCACAATGCCGCTCTCAGTGGTGCGTTCGACTTCGTCCATTCGAACAATTACGCGGTGGCCAAGTGGGACCAAGCCTGCTTCATTGTCTTTCGTTGACTTGAGACTTTCAGCTTCATACACATCGGCAAAAGTCATTGGCTTGTCGCCGTATACATCAAGCGCTTCATTCTCCTGCATGACTTCCTCCCAACAAGAATTGCTCCAGTTGTTTTTGAAGGTGGCGGATGTCTGCTAGATTTTTGGGGAGAATCTCCCCGTTATTCAGCATCACCAGAGTAGTGTCCGTAAAACTCCCAGCTTCCACTTTCAAATGGAACGAATTCTTCCCGATGGATAGGGTGTAGTCCGTCTTTACCCCGTCCGCTTCGAAACTTATTCCTACGCTATTCTCCATCGCACCACTCCCTCTTGATGTCTTCGATCATTTGGACACGCCCGATTGCTTTTGCATTCATTTGGGCTGTGCCGTCGGCCAGATGGCTAGTGAATTGGCCCGCCGCCCACTCCTCCAGCATCGCTTGCCGCATTTCCGACAGGGCTTGGAAGAATTCCTCCGTTATTGGATGCTTCCGCCACGCTTGCCACTGTTCTACGTCCTTCATGGTGTCCCTTTTCTCGGTCATTGGAATGAATCTTACTTAGTACTTCTATTGCGCGCAGCAGGCCCTCGTGTTGAATCTTGGCTGCGCCAATTTGGGCATTAATGAGGGCTATTTCTTCGTCCATCTTTGCTGTGCCGGCTTGCTCTATGAAGAGCATTGCTTGGGCCTGGAGATTGAGGATCTTCGCTTGGCCCAGTTCGGCCTCGGCCATGAGTTCGAGGATACGCATCTTGGAGTCGATGGCGGATTGAGCTTTTTCGGCTTCGAGCTCGGCCATCTTGGTCTGCTGCCGCATCTGCTCGATTTGGAGCTGGATAGGTGGTGGTGCAGGTTGGACCTCTTTGACAAGGAGCATATCAACACCGGGCACTTTCATGACGCGGAGGAACCAACGCTCCACCTCCAGGCCGTTGTAGTATTGGGGGGTGGCCGCAGCGGAGGCTTTGACAAGTTGGGCTTGGCTTTTGCGCTGGCCGTCACTCATGTAGTAGGGGTCAGCGGCTGGGCGGATTGAGGTTGGGGGAAGGCCGTAGGCGCTTTTGAGGACCTCTTTCTGCTGGCCGTCGTGCTCGAATTCTTGGGTATCGTTCAAGTAGAGTTGGTTGAGGCGGAAGAGTTTGCGGAATTCGTCTCGCATCGCCCTGTACGTGCGCTTGTAGATGCCGGAGAAGACGGTGAGACCTTGCTCGACCATCTGGTCCATTGTGCCCACTTTAGTGTTTTGGCCAGGATTCTCCCCTGCAGTGGTTTCGGTTGCTCCTGCGATGCGCTCCCCGTATTGAATAAGGAGGGAGAGGAGCTGAAAGAGGGTGGGGGAGGGCTCGCCGACAGGGAGGGGGAAGACGCTCTTGCCCAGATCCTCGCCTGTGGAGTCGACTCGCTTCCATTCACCGGGGCGGAAGGTGTATTCGCCGCCTTTGACGCGGACGCCGCGGCCGAGGAAGCCGCCTCCTGCGTTCTTCATGGTGCCGGCGTCGACCAATTGGTTGATGGAGGAGTCGATTGAGGCGGAGAGGGGGCCGAGAAGGGCGCCGAGGCCGAGCGCGTAGAAGCCTCCGTCAGGGGAGGGGATGAATTCATACTTGGTGTAGGCTTCCTCGGGGCGAATGTTGGTGACTTCGCGCTTTGAATTGTATTGGATGCTTTCTTTGAAGTAGGCTGCACGGATGCGTAAGACCTTCGAGGTATCGTGCCGGAGAGTGATGATGTAGGGCTCTTTGTAGCCGTCTTGGTCGAGGTCCAGCCAACAGGCCTGTTCGAGGGCTACGACGGGCTGCTCGCAGTCGCCACCGTCAGGGGAGGTGCCTTGGAGTTGGTTGCGGACTTGGGCGAGGGGGCCGAGGAGTTCTGGCTGCGGCGCAACGCCCGCGGAGTCATAGCTGCAATAAAGGCCTTGGCGTTCTTTCTCCAGGATCTCATTCGTGGAGATATAGCGAATGTGGGTGGTGCGGGGGGACGTGGCCAGGGACTTGGTCCAGTAGTTGACGACGAGATCGCTCGGCAGGATCAACTCACTCACGTTGTGCTTGAGGGTTCGATCGAAGTATGACTTCTTGAATGCGCACCCCAGAATTGCATACACAAGGAAGAGTTTGTCGGTTTCGGCTTCCCATGATTCGTCCTCTTCGAAGACTTGCCAGGACATGTGCTCCGAGATGAGGGACGCAGTGGCGGCGAGCTGGCCTGTTGGGTCGGAGCCGTAGGAGCAGCATTTGACGATGTCCGGATGCTGCACAAGGGATGGGTAGATGCGCGAGTGGAAGGAGAGAGCCGCTGTGGTGATGAGGGGGAATTTAACATTTGATGCGCCCGGCCATGGGAAGGTTTTGTCCTCCCGAAGTTGGAGGGCCATCTTCATTGCGTCGCGCATGCGGTGTTCCCACTCGGTGCGGGATTGGAGATCGATGTTGAAGCCTTCGAGAGCCCAGAGGCCCACGCGCGAGCGGTCTTGGTCGCTCAATTCCTCGGCGATGTTGGGGATGCCGATTAGGTCCCGCAATGGCAGTTTGGTGGTTAGCTTGAGCACGATTGTTCCCCCCAGCGATGTAGCAACTGCTGCCCAATAGCCTGATTAAGTGTAGATTTTTCTAGGATTGACAAGATTGCTCCAGTCGGTGGAGGGCCTCGGCCAAGGCCGGCGGCATATTTGGCGAGCGATTGGCATGCAGGAACCGGACAAGCTCCCACGTCGGCATGTTGGCGAAGAGTGTGCCGGCGGGTTCGCCAGGGAATAGAGGTTGGGGGCTGGGCTTGGGGGACATCCTAGTAGCCAGTCGTGGCGCAGCGGCCGGAGAGGAGCTGATTCTTGAATTCTTCGTACGCATAGTCCTCTTCCTCCATGTCGCCGAGGGCGGGGCCGGGGTCGAGGGACTCCAACTCAAGGCCGATCCAAGCGGCAGCATCGACACGGTCGTCGTGGGCCCCGCGGGGGAAGGTGGTCATTTCGTTGTAGAAGTCGTCGTACCACTCAGCATTCTTGTCGACTAGGACGCCGCCCGCGCGAAAGCGGGCCTGGAGGGACCTGGCGCGGGCTTGCTTATCCTTTCCGGGTACCCGTGGGATGATATTGAGGTAGATGCCACTCCGGCGCATCTCGACGTTGACGAAGGGGCCTAGGGATTTGCGGATTGCGCCTTCCTCAGCTATGAAAAGTTCGGGGTGGAAGGTCCGATGGACCTCGAACATCTGTTCAATGATTTCGAGCGCATCCCAGCGGCCGGCCCGACAGTCGACGAAGACCATGCGTCCGTCATCCAGAATACCGACAGTGACGATGGCGGTGCGATCGGCGCGTTCCTTCTGGGAGATGGCGAAATCTATCGCGGAGTAGAAGCGCATTGGTTGGCCCCAAACCTCGTCGGGGATGTCGACGAACCACTCAGGGCGGAAGAAGCGATCCGATTCGGCGACGGGCGCATTGAGATATTCTTGGGAGTAGCCGGAGGCGTTGCCCTGGTGGATGAAGGAGGCGCGAAGCTGGCGCAAACGCTCGGCGGGGAATTTCTCGGGCCAGAGGATGTTGGAGAAGTCGTCGAAGCTGGCGTGTGCAGCGTAGCGATGCGCGAGCCACAGGGGGTCGTGAAGGAGGCGCTCCAGCAATGAGTCGAGGTGAAGCACAGTACCGAGCACACGCACAAGACAGTCATCGGAGCCTGCAGGGATTAGGGCATTGAGGAACCAGCGCCGCAACTTCTCACGCCGGTCTGGATTGATGACCTGCTCGTCTTCTTCCATATCGTCGCACACAATGAGGTTGGGCCTCTTATTGCGCCACCGCGTACCGCGAATCTTCTGCTCCGCTCCCTTGGCGATGATCTTGAAGATGCGCTCCCCTGAATGGCATATCACTTCGGCCTCGTTGTCTTTAGACAACCCGTGGATAGCGAATGCCTCGATGAGGGGTTCGTTCTCGATCAGCTCTGTCCGTATATCGCCGAGGAAGGAGATGGCCTGCGCTTCGGTGGCAGAGACAAGCCAGACATAGTCGCGGAAGCCGAACAGTGTTGCAGCGAGGGTGAAGGAGTGTGTGCCGGCGGTGGTTTTGGCGTGGCCGCGCGGCGCTGCATCCACTACGTATGGCGACGCTGTGCACCACTGCGTCCATAGCTCCTGATGGAAAGGGGGAATGGTTTGGGGAGTGTCGAAGCGATGCCACAGGTACTCACGCACGAAGGCTTCGATGAGGCTCGCATCGAGGGGGATGCCAGATTCGCGCCCTGCTGTAGGGAGGGGGAGGCGCTTTTTAAGTTGGCGGGTCATGCGCCTGCCTCTGCGTGCTGTGCCGGCGGCGCCGCATCGCCTTCGTGACTGCGAATACGATCAAAACGCTTCATCAACTCTGCTACCAATCCCCATCCAGGGCCTAAAGGAATGTGGGAGACAAGCATTAACAAGTGTTGGTCCGAGAAGGACTGAGCACCCGATGTGTCCATCTCGCGCCAGCCGCGTAGTATACCGTCATGTGCAACCGTCGTTGTATGGGGTTCCACGTTAGGCACACGGTCGTAGTGAGGGTCAGGATTTGTCATACGACAGCCTCTGCATGCTGCGCGGCACCAGCCGCAGCCGCATCTGCAATCGGCGTGGCGTCGAATATCTGTGGCGGCGGCCCAATCTGCTTGGCGCGCAGCGCCTCAGCCAGAGCCACGAGCCTCCGGCCCTCATCGGTGCCGAAGTCATTCGAGACCGCTTCCAGCTCACGCTTCTTGTCGAACATCGCTGTGGCGATGGTGGCTAGATCGCGGGCCGCTACTGCCACACGATGAATAGTGCCATCGCGATTGAGTTTCTCATCCCCTTTCTCAAGGCGATCCTCCAACTGGTCGAGGGAGCAGCCTAGTATACGCGTGAGGCGTACCTTGAGCTGAGCGGAGGCCTCTCGTTCTAGGACACGAATCTCATTCGTCCACCAGTGGGTGCGAGCCATCTCGAGGAGGTCCTCATAGGAGATGCGCATCTCACGCGCGATTTCTGTCAGATTGCCCGTCAGGAAGAATTGGTGAGCGCATTGTATGCGCTCCACAGGAGTGAGTTCGTCTGCGGGTCTTGTGTCGCGGGGCGTCATCTGTGAAGCAGCATGATGGGCAACGATATTGGTGCGATCACGTGTGCGTGATGTGCACAAGGCTTCGTATTGGCGAGGTTTGAAGCGCTTCAGTTTATCATTCTTGGCAGCCATCGTAGGTGGGGCTCCATCGTGTCCCTGTGGCCGTAGTCCAGTAGGGCTATGTCGGCTGCAGGATGATTCGTTCGCATGCAGACTAGCATACGTGTTGCGGAAGGGTCAACGTATGCGCATACGTGCATAGAGGTGCGCAGCCTAGACTGTGGCAGCCAGGGCCGCCAGCCAATGTACCGAGCCAGGGCCGCAGGCCGGAGCATCTGCCGCATGCTGCAGTGCAACAAAGTACATTCGCAGAAAGTAGTGCACGCCGGAGGATCGGGGCTTAGCCCTGTTTCGCGCGCCAATACTTTACCCCCCCGGGGGTGGTTCGGCTATGCGGCTACGTATGTGGGTATGCGCATGCAGGAGTGGGGAGTGAGCGCTTACGTGAGTGTGTATGTGAGTGCTTGCACATGCTGTAGTGGAGGAGGAGCGCGGGCATGCGGCTGCATCACGCAGCGCAGGCTGCTACGTATATAGCTGGGAGTGCTATGCATGTGGGGATGATATAGCTGATGGTGATATGCATGAGCTGATGCGCGGCTGACCTCGCATGGGCGGAGCCCCAGGACGCGCCAGGAGGCTACAAATTGCGTCAGCATATGACGTAGTATGTCACACGCATGCAGGCGCAGTGGAGTGTGATGTGTGTAGAATCAATGGGTTGCATGTGTAACATGGCATGGCACGCACATTGCATATATAAAGGTGCAACATGGGGCGAAGCCCCACAGCATCAACGAACGAGGAGAGCGAAATGCTAACGTACGACGAAATGTGGGTATCAAGCTGGCAATTTAGCGAAGTATTCACTCAATGCTTGTCGTTAGATTACTGGTATATAAGCAATGCAATAACAGATGGCGAAGCGGCGACATGCGATCACTTCGCTATGTTTTGTGCAATGCCATTTTAAGGAGACGGAAATGAAACGCATACTATTAGTATCGATGCTGGCCGCATTCCCTACGGGGATGCTGCTTGGGATGCTGTTCACGGACCACACATCGCATGTGTTCATGGGTGCTGCGTTCGTGGCCACAATGATTGCGCTATGGGCTGAGTATATGGGAGGTGAGCGATGAGCTGGCTACTGCAGATGAGCATGGCCATGAGCGATTCGCATGTCCTTATAGATGCCAATGGCGTGGCTGTGATGAGCGGCTCGTATGAGGAGATGGCCGAGCTTGAGAGGCATCTCATAGCTGAGGGGCATACGCAAGTCGCAGTGAGGCCAATCGCTGAGCTGATGGGATGGGATGTGGGTCACAATGGAGGAGCAAGGCCATGTGGAAAATAGTCCAGCAAATCATTGTGGTGGTGTGTGTCGCGGTGTGTGTGGCAGGGCCATTTGTGCTCGCTATCCTGATGGGATGGGGAGTGGTGTGAAAGCGACGACGCGGAGGTCGACTTTGGACAAGTACTGCAGGCAGGTTGTGCTGGTGGGACAAAGGGTTAGGGTAGGATGGGTGCAGGTGCACATGTGTGCAGGATGGGCTGATAAATGGAGGTTCAAATGAGTGCAGCAATCGAAAGAATGGCGTATGTGGGGCAGAAACCTTGGCATGACTTCGGGACGCAACTGACACAAGGGGCAGACAAGGCTACATGGCGACGCGAAGCGGGGCTGGAATACGAGGTCCGTAGAGCTGTGGTGCAATACCAAAATGGGCAGTTGCACCAGTTCACGGGGCAAAATGTGCTTTATTGCTCGGATGATGGGCGGGCGCTTAGCGTGGTGAGTGACGACTATCGAGAGATTCAGCCGGCAGAGTGTTTGGACTTCTTTGATGGCGTGGCGCAGGAACTTGGGTGCGAGATTGAGACGGCCGGGACGTTGAGCGGGCGCAAGAAGATTTGGGCGCTGGCCAAGACTGGGGAGAATGCGCGCATCGCGGGCACGGATGATGTGATTAAGGGGTATATCCTGTTTGCGACTTCCTACGATAAATCGATGTCTACGGTGGCGATGCACACAAGTGTCAGAGTGGTGTGCCAGAATACATTGGCATTGGCCACACAGGCCTCAGGAGGGGTCCGGGTGCCACACAGCACAAAGTTCGATGCCCATGCAGCGAGAGTGAAATTGGGTCTTGTGCAGGACGTGTGGAAGGGTTTCGAGGAGGATTGTAATAGGCTGCATGAGTATAAGGTACAGAAAGCGAGTGAGGCGGCTAGTTTCTATGCGCGGGTGCTGTATGGAGATGAGGCTGATACGGAGCAGTTGTTGAAGGATAGGGATCGCAACCTTGTGGCAGTGATGGAAACGTTTCGTAGAGCGAAGGGGCAGGAACCGACAGCATGGGGATTGGTGAATGGTGCGACGGCGTATGTGGATCATGTGAAGGGGAGGACAAGAGAGACGGCGCTCAATGCTGCGTGGTTCGGGGAAGGGGCGCAAATGAAGCAGGAAGCGTGGAGGAGGGGGATCGCGCTTGTGGGAGGGGACAGGCAGCAAGTGGAAGTGAGGATGGATGCACCGGTTAATGTGGTGGCAGGGGATGAGTTCACAAGGTTGGTGCAGCGATAAGGTGGCTGTAGGCCGGTGGCGCGGGGCAGTCAGGAATGGTTGCCCCGTTGCTGTTGGATGATGAACGACACACAAAGGAGAATGAGATGAAACACACACAAGGACCTTGGCGCACCGGAGATCGATTCAATACAGTGTTTGGGCCACCGAACGGGACTCCATCCCCACAGACGATAGCGACTGTGGCAAAGGGTAATGAAGCTAATGCCCGACTGATTGCGGCGGCGCCCGAACTGCTAGAGCAGTTCGAACAAGCGATGATTGTGTTGGAAGCTGTGAATAGTAAAGGTGCGCAGGATACGGCGTTCATCATGAAGTGCCGAGCAGTGATTGCTAAAGCTAAGGGGGGAGGAAAAGGACAGTTAAGTAGCTAAGTAGAGTGCATATGGCCGGCAATCTGTGCGGAAAGTCACAAAAAAGAGTGAATTTTGCGCACTTTGCCGGCTTTGTATGTGGTTGATTATATTAACATAGTCAGATGATCAAAGTTCAGGTGATCATCCCTGACCCATTGAATGAGCATCTGAATGAGCATCTGAGCTAAGTCATTGATTATAAACAGAATATGTATAAAATATCTAACGTAAAAAGGTTCAGGTGATCATATTCTATGTGGTGAACACCTGACATTTGGCTTCATAGTGGGTGTTGCAGTGCGGGATAAGTGGGGGTGGGCCACTAAGGCATTTTAGAAGTAGGTGCTGTGGGGCTACGAAGTTGGAAAAAGCTCAGATGCTCATGATTTTGCGTTTTGGCTCAGATGATCATCTGAAAAAGCTATTGGGGCATAGCAATATGAGGGGCAATGCGTTGATTTGTTACATGGTTGTTGAATCGGGGAGCACCCAAAGCCATTGACGGCCGATTTGTCTTTTTTCGACACCTAGAAGGTCGGCTGCACGACGCAGCGTCATGGGGGAGATGTTGTAGGCAACGCTGTTGTTTTGGATGTCGGTGGCGGCGCGGGGGCCACTGGAGAGGGACATAAGGAGGTAGGCTTTCGCGTCGTCTATCTTGAGACCTGCGTTGGTGAGGTCGCCGGCTGTAGAGTCGTTGTAGCCAGACCATACGAAACGGCCTGCGTGATCGTCATCAAGGATTTGGTAGGCGAAGGACTTGCCTAGACGGGCGCCATTGGACTTGATGTGCGCGACCCCACAGGAGATGCCATCGCCGGTCGAACCGGCTAGAAGGACGCTTCTGCAAGCTCCTGTGATGTCTATGCTGCCTTGACCGCGATATTTGATGTTGTCGTTGTTGGCCTTCGATAAGTGGCGAGCAATGACGATTGCGCAGTTGTGCTTCTCGGCGATGTCCTTCAGTTCAGTGAGAACTTTGCGGGTGTGGTTGGCTTGGTTCATGTTGATGGTGGCGCCTAGGTAGCCGGCAAGAGGGTCGATTGTGACTAGGGTGGGTTTGAGATCGGTGACGGCGGCGCCGATGATGCGAGCGCCACGTGTGTCATAGCATGGAGCTGTGGCGAACATATGGATGCGGTCAAGGTCGACGGGGGTGAATGCGCCGACGCGGGGGCGGATGGTGTCGGCGATGTCGTCTTCTGCGTTGGCGATGATGGTGGATTGGGGGCCGCAGGCGGCGGGGGTGCCGTCTGGTAGGAGGCCGATGCTAAGGTTGGCGGCGAGGGCGGCCAGGAGCCAGGATTTGCCGATGCCGGGGTCGCCTTCAAGGCATGTGACTTTGCCGAGTGCTATGTAGGGTTTCCAGAGCCAATTGATGTCGCGAGGAGCAATGTCGGAGAGACGAAGGATGCGGGACATATAGGAAGATGTAGGGAATAAGAAGGTTAGCGGGAACGGCCGGAAGAATAATTGTAGCTGGGTGCGAGGAAGGGGTATAGAACTCTTGGGCATATGAAGGGCGGCACATGGATGCGACAAAATCTAACGTGCTGCGGGCAGAATGTGTAATGTAGAAACATCGAACGGAATGGGAGGAAAGATGGCTAAGCGAGCAAATAAACAGGAGGCTGGGCGAGCGAAACGGCCGGTGGGACGGAATGTGTTTTGGCAAGCCGCAGGGCTGATTGAAAGGTATGGGTGGACGCAGCGGCGCGCGGGGGATAAGGAGCAAGGGTATTGCATGATGGGGGCGCTTTGGAGGACGAATAGGCTGGGCGGTCTGTGGGAGACGAAGGAGGGAACGGAGGTTGTGTGTAACCAATTGTCCTTGGCACAGCCGTTCGTCTTCGTTGGCCTGCAGCCATATCATCTACGATATCGATTAATCAACATCAATGACTACTATCTAAGCAATCCAACAGAGGCGATTGTGTTCATGTCGCTGCTGGCGTGTTTGATGGATGATGCGCAAGCTGAAGTGGGTGCGAAGGGTGCGAAGCGATGAAGCGGACGAAGGCAGAGCAGAAGGTGGCGCAGAAGTTCCGGCATCAAGATGCTGCGTTTGCCGGGGCGGCGGAGGAGATTGCGAAAGTATTTGAGGCGGGGTATGAACGAGTTGTGGTGCCGGCAGAGAGTCTCCAGAAGGCGCGGGCCTTTAGGAGAGATTTCTACGCATTTAGGGCCGCACTCAAGGTGCATATGGCGCCGGGACAATTCACGCGGATATTCGAGGTCCAGGTAAGATTGGAGGAAGGGTGGGAGGCGACCCCCATGATGCATGGAGTGCCAAGAGCAGGGTGGAATGTGGTGCTGGAGCATAGGGATGCGACACCGTTTGCGAAGGCGTGTGGGGAAGCGCGCGTGGCGGGGCCTGCAGTGAAGGAGGGGGAATGAGCGCAAATACACGATGGGTGCAGTCGATAACGATATTGCCGCCTACGCTGACAACGACGACGGGGGTTTGGAGGGCTGTTGCGGTGGTTGTGTTGAGTGATCCTGCGTTCGTGGAGTATGTGACTGTGCGGTCGATGAAGAAGAGCACTGTGAGCGCCGAGGAGTGTCAGCGGGAGCTGCTGAAGGAGATCGGGGACTGGATTGTCAACCCCGGGGACTATGAGATAGACATGGATGAATACAAAGTACCTCCTGGGCAGGAGGATAGGGGATGAAATTCTGCAAAGACTGCAGGCATTGCACAGAGCCGGAGAGTGAGTTCAGTACGTGCGGGCATACGAAGGCGGTCAATGGGGCTGCGCTGGTGGATGGGAGGTATGTGGTGCTGGGGCGGCTGGAGTATCAGCAGGTGCAGTGTACGACGATGAGGAGTAGTGAGACGAAGTGTGGGGGAGAGGCGAGGTATTTTAGTCAACGGAAGGGAGTGTGAAATGAATTGCGTGGAGAAGAAGATTGCGGAGTTTGAAGTGCACTGTGCCGAAGGGGGAGAAATTCCGGACGAAATGGCGTGGCAGTTGGTCTTCCTTGCCGGCCTGGCGGCAGGTAACTGGTTATGCATGGATGTAGGGGAAGCGGAAGTTTGGTTTGCTTGTGGTGAGGCGGCTGCGGTGTGGGAGAAGCAATTGAAAGCGTCTGATGGGGTGGAGGAAGGGCAGGCGCCAGGCGCAGAGGCTGCGCCATGACATTCGGGCGCCAATTCCCGCAGCATATCGATGCGACGCTCTGCGTCGAGTTCCTGCGATGCGAGCATAAGGCATTGAGGAAGTATATGGAGGGGCTGCATCAAGTGGAGAAGTCCACGGACTTGCATGCGGGGGGTGCGTTCGCGATGGGGTTGGAGGCGGCCAGGATGGCGCTTATGACAGGCGAAGGGGAAAAGGAGGCGCTGGAGATAGGAAAGGCTGTACTGGCGCAGGCTTATGGATCACACCAACCTAGGGAGGGGTCCGGGAAATCGAAAGGGAGGATGCTGGATGCGTTTGAACTGTACGACAGTACATGGCCCCTTGCGCAGGAGAGGCTGATTCCTGGAGGGGTAGAGTACGCGTTCAAGGTGGAGCTGCCTCGGAGGCATCCTGTGACTGGCGAAGCCCTCTACTACACAGGGAGGATGGATAGGGTGGAGGTGGAGATGCCGTCGCTGCTGGCGCCGGACGTGCAGCTTCTGATGCCGGGAGATGATAAGACCACGTCATCGTTCGGCTTCGGGTGGGTGAATTCGTGGGATATGTCGTTCCAGATGCTGGGGTATGCGTGGGCGCTGCAACAGCAAGGGTATGGGGTGGAGAGGGTGGGGGTGAGGGGGGTGGCCATACCGAAGACGGGGGCGCTAAGCGCGAAGGAAGTGTTTGTGCAGACGCCTGAGTGGCGGACGCAGCAATGGTATGAGGACATGATGGGCACGGTGGAGAGGATGTTGGAGGCGTGGAAGCAGGATCGATGGACAAGAGCATGGTCGAATGCTTGCAATGAGTACACGGGGTGTGAGTTTAAGGCTGCGTGTATGGCGGGGCCGCAGAGCATAGCGGATAGGTTGTTGGCGCAAACGCACGCAATGCGTTGGTGGGACCCATTAAAGAGAGGGGGGTAGGGGGATGGATGCGAAGACGAAGGAGATGGTGAACAAAGTGAATGCGCAGGCACAAGAGGAAGCGCGCCTGCAACAAACGGGAGTGTTGCAGAGGGTGCTTGAGGCGAAGTATGGGTATGAGGTGGCGGCGCAGTTGACGATGATTGCTGTTGCTGTTGTGAAGCTGTCGATGAAGACGAGTGAGGATGCACCTGCGATAGCACAGCATGTTGTCGCGCTTGTGCAGGCGTCATGGGATGAAGCAGGAGTGTTGATGGAGCGCCAGCCTAGGGAGGATTAAGATGGATGCGAAGACTGATGTGCGCTTGCGGGAGGTTATTGCATTGCAGGAGGAGATTGAGAAGAAGTATGGGGTGAAGTTCACCATGCGCCTCACGTTGCTGGCGGTGGATATTGTGACTGCGGCGCAGAGTGTGGGAGAGAGCACGATCCCGATCGCAGAGCTTGTGCATAAGTTGGTGCTGGCCTCGTGGGATGAGGAGAAGTGGCAGGCTGAGATAGCTGAGCGCAAGGCTGCGCAGGCGGACGCAGCGAAGGGAGAGAAAGGGTGAGCACACCAATTATAGTGATGGGGGAGTCGGGCTCAGGCAAAACACGCAGCCTGCTCAACCTCAATCCAGCCACAACGCTGTTGGTGCAGGCGCTGGATAAGAAGTTGTCCTTCAAAAGTCCGGAGTGGAGGAAGTTCGATCCGGCGACGAAGGCCGGCAACATCTTCGTGACGGACGATGCGCAGCAGATCATGGCGCTCATGAAGGGGACGAAGCGGAAGGTGATTGTGCTGGATGACTTCCAATATGTGCTGGTCAATGAATTCATGCGCCGGAGCGATCAGAAAGGGTATGACAAGTTTAATGACATCGGGCGCAACTGTTGGGACATTCTCATGCTTGCGAATACATTACCTGAGGACGTGCGTGTGTACTTTATGTGGCATACGCAACTGGATGACTTCGGCAACACGAAGCCCAAGACAGTGGGGAAGATGTTGGATGATAAGGTGGTCATTGCGGGCATGGTGACCATATGTCTAAAGGCAGTGATACAGAGTGGGCGACACCTATTCACCACGCGGAACAATGGGGCAGATACGGTGAAGAGTCCTGAGGGGATGTTTCCCGAAGACTTCATCGAGAATGACCTCGCAATGGTGGACAAAGCGGTGTGTTCGTATTATGGGATTGCGCAATAGCGCAGCAAGGTAGCAGCGCAACGCAGGCTATCGATTGAGCAGTACTAACAGAAGAGGAGATGCAAAATGAGTGGGTATGATTATGATGAAGCAGGACTTGAAGGTGCGGATGATGCAGCGTCCCGGTTGACTGAGAATGGTGCGTACGTGGGCACATTCACGCAAGTGGTGGGGGTTGTATCTGGGGAGAAGGGGACACATGGGCTGGAGTTTGAGTTCACTACACGCGCTGGGGATCGCACCAGGTTCAATCTGTGGACTAAGAAGGAGGATGGAACGAAGTTGTTTGGGATGTCGATGCTGCAAGCGATGATGTTGTTGACAGGAGTGCGAAGGTTGGACCCGGTGAGCGCGAGTGTGAAGCGCTTCGGGGAGGAGGAGGAGGCTGAGACGTATCCGGCGCTTTGTGGGAAGACTATTGGCTTGGTGCTGCAGAAGGAGTTGTACACGAAAGGGGATGGGCACGAGGGCCAGCGCATCAATCTGGTGGGGTCGTTTCATCCGGAGACGAAGATGACGTCCACGGAGATTCGGGATCGTGCATCGAAGCCTGAGAAGCTGGACAAGATGCTAAAGGGGTTAAAGACGAAGGATGCGCGGCGCGCATCGAGAGCAGAGCCGGCTACGCCTCCTATTGCGGGTGCGGGGGACTTCTAGCCCTGCGCAAGCGCAGATGGGCAGGGAGGAGTGAAGCGCCAAGGGGTCTTCGCAACCCCTCCTCCCGCAGCTAAACGTCGTATGCTGGGTGCGAAATCGGCGTGGCGCTCCGGAGAGACGGAGGCTTTTTTGGACGCAACATTATGGGAGGAAGAGATGAACAAAGACTTAGAATTTCATGCGCGTAGTATGCTGATGGCACAGTTGGCCTTAGTGCCTGAAAAGAGTCAAGAGCTATTCAAGCTCATGTATGGGCGACTGGGCGGGAAGCGCTCCGTTGCGGACACGAAGGCCATGTCCATTGAGGAAGTGGTTGCAGAGATGGAGGCCGAGAAATTGGATTGGGCAATGACGCAGGTGGATAACACGATCGCGAAGCTGCCGCAGGCGCAGCAAGTAGAGGGAGGATGAAATGCCAACAGTAGATAAGCAGTTTGCGGACAGGCTTATAGCGGCGAATGGGTACTACGTGAAGGGGGATGAGGATAACAGTTTCGGGGATAATCCTCGTGTGACTCGCATCGTGGAGTACGCCAATGAGTGGGGTACTAAAGCATACGGGGTCACATATGAGGGTGAGGACCAAATGCGATACCTGAGCCCTACTGATTACACTCAGAATCCGACCATCTATTGGGAGTATAAAGGGGAGGATGATGTTGGGGAGGACGTCCTCCCCACTCGAACCCCGCGCGTACGCGATTAGGGTAGCATGCTTTGTAGATGGTGGCGAGTCGATAATGGAGGTGCACAATGGATTGGGCAACAGCAAAGAAAGTGTGGAAGATATGGGAATCCCACAGCACATGCTGCAATGATTGTGTCTACTATCGGCATCAGTACGCAACGATGTGGGAGCCCGCGGATGAGGTGTGCAGGGTGCTGGATGAGGCGCGTGGGTTTGATAGATGTCCTGGGCTGGTGGATGACGCGGAAGTGGCAGGCGCTGGAGAAGACGCAGTGAGCGATGCAGATGGCGCAGTAAACAACAACGACAAGGAGGCAACAAATGGACCAGAGTGAAATGGATAGGATGCAGGACCCCCGAGCAGTGCAGCTTGAAAACCTGCGGAGGCTGGCGGGCATATTGGAAGGGCTCAAGCCGGAGCAGTACACACAATTGTACTACTACAATGATAGTTTTCCTGACCGACCTGCAACAGGCTGCGCATGGGGATGGTATGTAAAGGAGGCAATCGCCAAGCCGGGTGAGGATGCCTACACACTTATGCTGGATGGTTACGACTCCGCAGATGAAATATTCGGCGTTGATTTTGCCGAGTTCCAATTGCTGTTCTTCGGCGGCGTAGGCTCATACGGCAACAAAGATCGCACCCTCGCGCAGCAAATCAACCTTGTGCGGGGCGTGATTCGGGGGCATGAGATGCTGTTTGAGGCCGATGCGCAGACGCTGCATGAGATGCTGGCTCAAGCTCCCATATGACCGAAGACGACCGAAAAGTTAAACTGGATCGAGCCCGCGCACGGCATGGCAAGCCGTTCGTGACTGAGCTGCCTGTGCGGCGCTTGACCGAGGATAGTGGTTATCTACGCAGACTGAAAGGAGTGAAGCATGTTGACGACAGCGCGGGGGAAGTTGATAGCATTCGGAGTGTCGACTCTGCTGGGGATAGTGGTGGGTTTCATTCTGGCGTGGGCAACGGACGCAGGCGCACATGAGTTAACGCCTGATGAGTGTGCGATGCAGACGCTTCGCGCAATTGGGATATTGAATATCAGGGCAGAGCCGGGCTTCGATCCAGCGAAATTCAAGCGCGAGCTACGAGAGTACTACAAGGAGAAGTGCAGCAAGGGCATCTCCGAGTGCTGGGACAAGGATGATGAGGACCTCAACCGATCCCTTGCGATGTTTGATATGCTGGTGAAGCCATTGACGCCGGAGAGGGTCATAGGGGAGGTATATCAGGCATGCATGGAGCGGTGGAGGACGGTGGAGCGCAAGAAGTAGATGTGATGCTGCGCTTTGACAAACAGGAGGGGTAGAAAATGCATACATATAAAACAGATTGGTCTGCAGTATTCGCTGCCGCAATGACGAAATTGGGCGTAGAGGAAATATCGTTATCCCATGAAGAAATTCAGGCGCACCTAGACTCTGGCCCCTTTCAACAGGTGCTAGTGGTGCGACGCGAGCCCGGTGAGTACCGCTTTCAGTTGATGCCCTGCATAGATGCTGAAGCACTTGTGGCGCTTGCGGAGACACCTACGGAGGGGGCTGCATGATGCGAAGGGAGGTAAAACAGAATGCCTACAAAGGAAGAGTGGCTTGAGCTTCGACTCTGGGCTTTGGAAATGCGCCTTGCGGATATCGTCGAAGCTCGCAAGAAGAGTCGCGAAGACCTGCGAGAAACTCGCGCCAGGATAGCAACTGTTAAGCGCGCATTACGGAAGATTGCTAAGCAAGCGTGCTGAAGGGGAGGTGCGTGATGTTCACAGTCGAAATCACATGGCCCGGTAATTGGCATATCCTGGCCACAGGGGCGACGCGGGATGATGCAGAGGCGAATGTGCTGGCGAAGATTCGCAGCGCGAGGGTGAGGCCTCTATGTCCGCAGGGCCGCAGGGCCATGGCGAAGTATGTGGAGACGGCTGTGGATGCGTATGGGGCGCCCTTCATAAGGCAGCAATGGGTGGAGGAGTGGAAGTTGGGTGCAGAGTCGAAGAGGGCGAAGAGATGAGCCAATCCCTATTACGAACTTGGTGGGGGATGATAAACATCGACAATGAGCTGGCCGGCAACCCACCGATTGCTGACGATGCTGTGATACTTCACTTTTCAGGTAGCGGGGCATCCTGCTTTTTGACGAAGAAAGATCTTGATAACGCCATCGAAGAGAGCGCGGCTCTGGAAAAGGACGCGGAGCGATATCGCTACCTGCGAGACGCTGCCGGACCGGAGCTGTGCGTTGTGCAGACTAGAGAGCGACAGCCCTTGTATGACGCATTGCTTGATGCTTCTATCGATGCCGCTCTCGCCGACGAGAAAGAGCAAGCAAAGTGAAAATCCTCCTAGTGTGTTTCGCTGTCGCGGTTTTAATCCTCGTGACTTTCGCAGGGTGCGAGGAGATTGAGCGCCGCGCATGGCTCCATGGCCATCAGTGCCACACATACGATGACAGGATGTATAAATGCGAAGCACCGACACCGACGTGGTGGCTTCGAAGGTGATGCCCCTATTACAGAAGCTGTAGCTCAGCCTGGGGGAGAGCGTGGTGAAGTGGAACCTCTGTAGGTGCACTACAAGTTTCCGTAAGTAGCCAAGGTCGCTGGTTCAAATCCAGCCAGCTTCTGTAATAGAAGGGGATGATGCAGGTAGTAGGTGGACGAGGGGTGATGTACGACAAATGGAGGAGAGGGAAAATGAGAGAGAAGGCTACTAGAGAGTTGCAGGACACGATGGAGACGATGGAGACGATGGGTGAGTTGGATGCGTTGCTGACTGCGGCATTTGTGCCGAATGATGCGTTTCTGCGTTCGCGAGAGGTGGATTTGATGCAGGTTGTGCTTCCCCTACCGCCAATGCCACAGATTGCCCCTCTTTGGGGGAGGGTGTCCTACGTGGAAATGTCTATCAAGTCTGAAAGGTGTTGTGGCCTCTGCGGTGCGCCGGAGAGTAAGTGGGACTCGGCTTGCCGCGAATACATGATGTTCAATGATTCGAACCCATGGCCTGGTTGACCCTTTCATGCAGAGCAGGAGAGCATGCACAAAACACACCGACAGCAGCATTTCGACACAGACGTCAGCCAAATGGTTAGGCCGGATGCCGGCTGACAACTGTGGGTGCGTAGGGGGCTGTCGGTGGCTACAACCTCTGCGCACTCCTCCAAAAGACAATGCGCCGTGGCATTGATAATTCGGTCACACGGCATTCGCCTGCGTCGCAGGCCCATGCAATATAACGAGATGAAGGAGGGTAGCAGAATGAAGAAGCCACTAAGTATGTTGATGGACATCCCGAAGGAGGACCTACCATTCACTGTGGAGCAGATTGCGAAGCATGCATCCAATCCCGCATTGATGGCGATGGCGAGAGCGTTGCTGGAGCACAAGGCGTACATACAGTTTTCGAAGTATGAAATTATGGCGGCCGTGTTGCATGATCTTTATGTATTTCAGGAGGCGGCGAAGGCGAAACTGAGATTAAGTGAGCCGCAATCAGCAGATAAGGAACTGAGTGAGAAGCTGCGTGACATTGCGCAAGCGCTTTCTACGTACCTCAACCCGGGGGATGAACCCGCAACAGGCTTCGTGCTGTTGGTGTTTCCTGTAGGAGAGGGAGAGGCGCGATGCCAGATGGCGGCGAATGTGACGAAGCAAGATGTAGCGGCGACGCTGAAGAACATCCTCTCGCAGATGGCGGAGCGTGGGGCGCAGAGCAACACGGTGCAGTAGGGCGGCAATGATGCGTGCGCGTACGTTATCTAAACCAAGGCTGGCGTATAGGCATGGTTGCTGGTGGTGCCAGACACGTGATGGAATGAATGGCACGCTTGGGTGGGGGAGCACTGCCAAGAGTGCGTACTTAATGTGGCGTGTGCATTCAATCGTAGCTCACCGAAGAGTCGACTAAAGCTGCATACAGGAGGAGAGCGCAATGCCAACAAAAGTACCCGCCGAGGGGCCATCCAACGCCCGCATCATGATTGTCGGTGAAGCACCCGGTGCGCAGGAAGTGGAGCAGGGGCGCCCCTTCGTGGGTGCAAGCGGGCAACTCCTCTTCAGCAATGGAAGTGGCGGGTTCGAGGCTGGAATGATGGCGAAGGCTGGCATACGGCGCGCAGAGTGCTTTGTCACAAATGTGTGCAAGTACCAGCCGCCTGGAAATGACATGGAGGTGTGGTTGACGGACAAGAAGAAGAATGCTGCGAGGGATGGGCTCCAACATTTTCGGCATGGGCGATGGTATAACGATCTGGTGCAGGAAGGGCTCCATGAGCTGGAGGATGAGATTGAGCAAGTGCACCCGGAGGTCATTCTAGCGTTCGGCAATACTGCGCTGTGGGCGCTCACAGGAGAATGGAGTGTCTCGAAGTGGCGAGGGAGTGAGTTGTGGTATACGGGGGCGACGTATGGACCCGTACCCCTAATCCCGACATTGCACCCTGCATCGGTGCTGCGCCAGTATTCGGAGCGCGCCATCGTTGAACTGGATATTGCGAAGCGTGCTGTGGGGAAGATGGCTACGCCGGACGCGCGCAGAGAGCCGCAGTGGCGATTCCAGCACACACCCACATTCGAGGAGGCGTGCGCATGCTTAGAGCGCCTGACGGGCCTGGGGACTCCCCCATGGCTCTCCGTGGACATAGAGACGAAGTGGGAACGGATCGCATGCGTAGGCTTCGCGTGGAGTGATGTGGATGCGATCTGTATTCCGCTCATGCATGTGCGAGGGGCGAGGTGGTGGACTGTCGAAGAAGAGGCGCACATATGCATGCTCATGAAGAGGGTGCTGCTGCATCCACATATACGTGTGCTGGGCCAGAACATCAACTATGACAGGCAGTACATCAAGGCTGATGCATGCCTGGGAGTGGATGTGCCTGTCGCATTCGATACGGGCATTGCGCAGCACCTCCTCTATCCGGGCACACCCAAAGATCTTGCGCGCCTGGCGTCCATCTACTGTCCTTGGTATGTGTACTGGAAGGATGAGGGGCAGGGACTGGAGGACGATACAGATGAGGAACGTTGGTGGTTTTATAATTGCCGCGATACAACAGCCACATACGCGGTGGCGATGTTGCAGATGGATGCGCTAAGGAGGGCTGGGCTATGGAAATGATGGATAAGGAGGAGCGCAATCGCGCACTTACTGAGTTAGACACGGAGTGGGCACGCACTGTGATGCCTTACGCGAGTAGTGATTATGTTCGGTTGGTAGCCCTGCACAAAGCACGATACGAATGCGTAGATATCGAAACGCGCCTGCGGCTCGCAAGCGGAGATTGGCTGCGATGTCGGGGCTTTAAACGGATCGGTGGTAAGGAATTGCTGCCTGTAGGTGTGCTGCCGGAGGATGTATGCTAATGATGGAGATGAGTGTGGATGCAAGGAAGCTGGGCGCCGAGTTCAAGCGGATTAGGTTGTCCTTGGGGCTGACATTGGATGTAGTCGCTACTCGGGTAGGCACCACCAAGAGTTCCATATGGGGATTGGAGCATGGGACCAACGATCCATCTATTACGCGGTGTTGCAAGGTCGCAAATGCTTTAGGGACCGATCTATGGCGGATTCTGCGAGATATGGAAGGCAGGAAAGAATGAATATGCCGTCCATTCCAAAACTACGACTTATCTACTGCACTAAGTGTGGGTGGGTATCTTCGCACAATGCAGCACACGTAGGAATGGTGAATGAATGTCCGTGGTGCTGCAATTCATTGTCGTTTGCCGAGTGCGAATGTGAGTTGCTCACGCTTGTCGACGAGCTGGGCTTTGACATCCGTTTTGTGGAGAAGATGTGATGGACCAATCTCACCCCAGCGAGCCGTTCCCCTATCCTAGCGGGTCCGTAGATGCGCGTCAACCCATCCCTGCAAGCCTGTTCGACATCCAACTCCGCGTCGCCGATGTCGCCTACAACATGATGAAGCGCGGTGTGCAGACCGATCGGAAGCGTGTGCAGGCCCTGAAGCGCGAAGTCGCAGCAATGATGGAGGAACGCCGACGCATCGTCGAAGAGGTACTAGGCCGCCCCCTGGAGTGCAACAAAGCCGGCCACCTTGCGTTCTTCAACTCCAACCCGCAGATGCATTCCTTCTTCACAGCACGCGGCATGAAGGGGAAGGCAAAGCGCGGCGCGAAGAAGCTCTCGTATGATGACGACGCACTTCACACATTGGGCAAGAAGGACCCTGCGCTTGCGTCCTTCTGCAATGCTGTCATCGAGTACCGAAGTCTTGGCGACGCGCTCTCCACATTCCTGCTTGCAGAATGCGAGCCCGGCGGCCGCCTACGCACCTCCTTCAATACTGCCTCAGCAGAAACCTTCCGCTGGACATCCTCCACCAACCCTTTCTATCGTGGCTGCAACATCCAGAATGTTGGAGGCGCAGTCCATAAGACCACAGCCTGCCCGCTGCCCAACTATCGCCAAGCCATTATCCCGGATGAGGGAATGATGCTACTGGAGCCTGATCTCAAAGGAGCCGACGCGCAAGTCGTCGCATGGGACAGTGGCGACGCAGTCTTGAAGGATATGTGCAAGCAAGGGGTCAAGATCGCAGCCGAGCGCGCGAAGATGATCTTCAATGGGGATGCAGGGCCGGACGGCCGACGTGAGCCCTACTATACGAACGCGAAGTCGGCAGGGCATGGCTGGACATACGGAGGCAAGGCGCGCACCCTGGCCGCCGTGTGCGGCATCACGCAGCATGAGATGGATAAGGTACTGAAGAAGCTCGCGGGCATTCATCCAGGCATCCCAAGGTGGCATCGCCGCGTTGAGGGGCAACTTGAAGCCACCCGCACCATCACGAATGCGTTCGGTTATCGGGTCGTCTACTTCGGACGGGTTGCGGACTCCCTCACGAAGGCGCTTGCGTGGATAGGACAAGGGACAGTCGCATGCGTCATCAATCGAGTGCTGATTGCAATGGAGGATGATGTGCCGGCAGTGGAGCTACTCATCAACAATCATGATTCGTTCGTGGGGCAGGTAAGGCCTGATGAGTGGGCGCGCGTGAAGCCCCTTGTGCGCGGCGTATACACAAGCGTCGTGGTGCCATACGCGGAGCCGCTGATAATCCCACCTGCACTCAAAGTATCGACGAAGTCGTGGGGCGATATGCAAGAGGAGGGGTGGTGATGCTGCGCCATTCTACGTATGCACGTGTAAGACCAACAAAGGAGGATGATTAAGAATGAAGATCTCCACATACATAATCGTAATCCAGTACGGCGCCGGATATGTCCACATCGGAGGAACTTATGAGAACCGCGCTGAGGCTATCCGCGTTGCCAAGGCTTCCCAGGACGTCCACGACCGAAGGTACAAAGGAGGAGAAAAGGTTGAAGTGCATGTATTCAAGAAGGAGAATGAAGATGGATGAGACAAAGCTAAGGGAGGCTGCGCCGGCCGGCCCCACAACAGAAGCCATGAAGTGGGTGGTGCTTATCGTGGGCGGGCTGCTGACAATCCTGGTGATGGGGATATTCTTCCTCACACATCATATTGATGGCGCGCTACGGCGCTTCGTGGCATGGATGGACAACGAGGGGAGACCAAAATGAAGGACACATGTGTATATGGGCATGGCGAGGAGACAGACCGCCGATGCGAGGCGCTTGCTTCTGTCGTGCGCGACATGCAGGGCTTCATGCCAATACGTTTTAGGGAGCGCGAAGGGTCGAATGGTCAAGCATGGTGGAAATTGCGGACGAAGAAGATTGTGGGGCGTGAGCGGGCTGATGGAGACACGGGGGCGGAGGATCTGTAGATGAAAACAAAAGACACACCAGGATTTGGGCTAGCGCCTGTAAAGCAGCAGGGTGCTACGGTATCCTACACAGGCAGCGCAGACAGTACGGAACCACTCGATCTGGCTGATCGCCACAACGAAGGCGATATCGAAATTATCGATGGCGAGCTTTGTGTGTGGTACGACAGTGGAGCGACGTACATCAGTATCCCACTCGACCGTGTGAAGGAACTCCTACAATCCCACGCCAACGAACCAACCGTTGATGAAGGTGAATAGGCATGAAACTCGGCCAAGAAATCGAACGCGCTATACGCTCAACAATCGATGCAGCAGAGGCGCGTATTCGAGCGCGTGTCTATCGCGCACGGTTGCGACTATATCTGGGGGTGCGTGACAAATGCTGCGGCCAGTGCCGACAAGAGATAACCATGCAGATGGATGAAGAAATTCTGAAGCATGGGGAGCGCACCGGCGAGTGGCCTACGTGGAAGCAGATAGAGGGGCTGAAGCGGTTAAATGGGGATGGGGACCTCTAGGCGAGCAGCAGCACACGCTCAGCCTCCCTGCGAGCAACCAGGCCAGGAAGCTTGCGCCCGCCGGCAAAGACCCACTTGCGCAATTCATCCGCTGCGCCTTGCCAATCAGCACGGTTGAGGCGACGTCGGAGGGTGGATGCTGCAAGGCGGCTCGCGCCGAGGTTGAAAGTGAAATCAGCAATAGCCTCAAGGCGTCGCCCCTCTAGCCTAGGGCAAAGACGCAGCGTTGCACGCATGGCTATCTCCCAATCCACCGCAAGGCGCGCTTCAGCTTCGGGTGCTGTGATACGCATCCCCTTATGCACCCCATGGATGGAGCCGTATCCAATAGTAAGGATACCAACTGGGTCGCGATACGCCACAAGGCGCAGCCCCTCGAAGTGGCGCACGAGCGCTTTGCCTTCGTTGGCCATCACTGCGTCTTCTGTTTGTCAAAGATACGATTGAGGAAGAAGAAATTCAGGCACCCCGAAAGCATAGCTTCATCTTCGGGTCCGTACGACATCTGTAGTATTGTGGGGATGGCAATGCCACTGTGATGTAGTGAGTACATCGTAGCGCATTTCGCGCCGACATACAAAAACAGCAAGATGTACGTCGCAAATGGGCGGACAGTTTGATTAACGGCGTCCACCCACTTCACACCTGTAAGCTGGCTCTGCCCTTTGATGCCCTCCATGAGTGCAGCAAGTCCACCCGTAATACGCGCAGTGTCCTGCACTTGTGCACCCTCAGCTAGAGCCTGCGCACCTTTCTGCTTATCGGCCTCTAGTTGCTTGTCGAACATCGCCAGCTCATGCTTGCGCTCATCCTTCTTATCCAAGATAGTCATGACTTCGGGCGCCAAGCGCAGAAGTCCACCCAATAGTCCGCCGAGCAAAGTTTCGATCAAGGTATCCTCCTATGGCTTCCTCAGTTGATGAACATCCCGCCGCAACTCCTTAATCTCCTCCCGCAGTTGCTTTGTCTGCTCTAGCAGTTGGGGATAGATCAAGTTGACGGTCATTGCTTCCTTCTCCTTCAGCACTTCTACATCCTCCTTCAACTTCGCGACCGATGTGCCGAGCCCCACCCCCCACGAGCCAATAAACCCCAGCACCCCCGTCGCGAAGATAGTGATAGCCGCCTTGAGGGCACTGACTGCCCAATTGGATCGATCTGTGGTTCGGCGCTTCGGGGCCATAGGATTGCTCCTTTCATTGCTGCATCTGTTGACTATCCTCGAATCCCGATAGAAAGGCCAGTTCGTTTACCCGCTGTTGCAGTGCCATGAATAGAACCCCCTCCAGTACCTGACTGAGCGAAGGAAAGCACCGTTGCATAGTGGTAGCCCTCCGCTAGCCCATTCTTTGTTTGGCCCAACCCCACCGAAATAATTGCTAATGTGGCACTGATAACAAAGCTACCTTCTTCTGGGGTTGTTCCATCGAAAGCGAGTGCAATATAGATTTGGTCGGTAATGACATTCAAAAATGCTCCTCCGCCCAAGTTAGTCACCACAGCCTCCTCCGCCCAAGTTATGAACTCCACCCGTACTTCTGTGTTTATCTCCGCCCAAGCTGCCGATGTGGCGAGCGCGCGATTGGCGGTGAAGACATTCATAGTGCCGAGTAATCGGCGGTTAAACCATGAAACTGTAAATCGTTGCGTGAGGCTGTCGGCAAACTGCGATGAACCGTTTGTGCGAATCATCCCTACAAGAGTTCGAGTATCATCCCCAGACTTCACCTCAACACCAACATTGCCGGCTGTGCTGGATGTTGCGTGCGTGGTGGTGGAGAAGTCCGCCGTGACAGTGCCGGAGTTGCTGAACGCATACACATAGTAGAGGGTGGAGGCGGCGAGGTTCTGCCCACCGGTCCCATTTACGAAGACGGATGTGTTGGCAACGCCGGCTATACCTGCGGAGGGGATTTGGAAGAGTGCACCATTGATCTTGATGAGGTCACCGTTGTAAGGGGCGAATTTGATCGCCGTGGTGCTGACGAACGTAAGCCTCCCACAAGCCGGAGGAATCGCTTCAGTGAGGCTTGTGCCCCCATTTGCGACCGGAAGGACACCAGTGACCTGGGAGGTCAAGACAACCAACCCAGGGACTGTCTTCCAATTGCCGCTTGAGTCGGTGACTACCCACCCATGGGCGTGCGTGTAGGTAAGTGTGTCTCCTACCGAGAGGGTGATCTTGACCAAGATGCGCAATGTACCGTTGTCGTTCTCCCGCACTGTAATGATCGCGGCGACAGTGTCGGCATTGTAGATGTTGATGCTATGGACTTCGCGCTGTGTCGAGGCTGCTGGTGCGGCGGCAATCGTGACAGTGCTGGTGCTATTCGTGGCAGAGGTTGTCTTGCCCGGCGTGAATGTCGTAGTGGTCTTGTCCGCGAACGAGACAACGATGGGGAGCTGGTTCGTCGTGATTGCGCCCGCGAGGACGACTTCGAGGGAGGTGGTAGTGTTGTCGAGAGTGAACATGTCAGTAGACTAGGGCTGCTTCGAACATGAGGGAAATCTCGGTGCCGCCAACTGCGGAGATGAGCCGCTTGGAGGCATCCGTGGATACAGCGCTGCTGGCCGTCAACCCGCTGATGATGAGGTTGCCGGTGATGGTCAAGTCTCCAGACGCGGGGATCAGTGTCTCGTTTGGGTGATCTGTGGTGATGCTCATGTAGGCTCCTGTGTGGGTGGACTACGATTCCATAATCTTTGTCATCCGGACATTACCAACCCAACGAATCGTCTTGCCGGCCTCCCCTGTGACAGTAGGATAGACCGCCCCGGTCCCGGTGTCGACTGCAGCGCCCACGTCCCATGTAGCTGCGCCTGCGTCCTTGGTCAGGATGGTTTTGACTGTCGAGCCCACGAATGCGACGGAGCCCACTCCTGTATCCCGCTTCGCGGAGAATCGAAAGTTCCAGCTAGCGTTGGTGGAGTGCGCATCCGTCCGCCGCGCGATGATGTTGATGTCGAAGTCCCAAGACGAGTTATCCACCAGAACAATCTGGCCGCCAGGATTAACACCTGTCGGATTCGCGCTCGTGGCGCAGCCAAGTGGTGTGAGAGTCGCATTCGTAGTCTGCGCCCGCATCGGGAACATGCCGACTTTGGCGGTCCCGGATGTACCCGCGACGAAGTTGCCTTGGCTCCACGAGCACTCGCCTGCGAAGTCTGTGTTGGAGCCGGTGCCGAGGCTGACGAAATTGTTGACGGCGCCATTCGCGCCGAAGGGTTGGCCGCCATTCCTGTACGTGCCGATATGGACGGCGTTCTGCGCGTTGCTTAGCAAAATGGGTGTAGGAGAGGCAGAGATGCTGATGCTTGCATTGCCGTTGTTGACCGCGTTGCCGATAACGACTGTGTTGGATGCGCCGCACCCTGCGCTTGGGCCGATAGCGATTGAGTTGGAGAAAGTGCAGGAGGCTGCGTGGCCAATGGCGACTGTTTCTGCTGCCGAGGCTACTGCGTTCTGGCCTACGGCCAAGGCATTCGTAGCGCTCGCACTGGCCGATAGTCCAATTGCAGCGGCATTGGTTCCTGTTGCTGAAGCGCTTTGGCCCAATGCCAATGCATTGGCGAAGGTTGCTTGAGCACTCTGTCCAATTGCGACAGAGTTGCTGCCACTTGCTGTAGCGCTAACCCCCTTCGCTAGAGAGTTGAGTCCGCTTGCGGTTGCGCCAAAGCCCAGCGCAATAGCAGCAGTGTTGGACGCTACAGCATTCTGCCCAATCGCCTTGGCGTTTGTTCCTGTAGCTTGTGCATTGAGGCCAATTGCGATGGAGGGAGAGCCAGAGGCTAGAGCGCCATGACCGATAGCAATTGCGTCGGTGCCGGAGGCCACAGGCGGGGCTGCGATCAGACTTGGATAATCAATCGCGAAGCCCAAGGAGGCGAGTGTGCGATAGATAGGCGTAACGCCTACACCTTGACTTGCGAACACTTGGCCATCGGCTACGTCGGCTCGGCGGGCGAGCGTCGTTGTGGTGTTCGCGTAGAGGATGTCCCCGACAGCGTAGGAGCTAAAGCCGGTGCCGCCATTGGTAGCTGGTAGTGTGCCAGCAACACCCTGCACCCCGAGGGTCTTGTACTCTATATCCGTCCCAGCACTATTGACTCCGAGGAGTTGGTTGCTTGAGCCGAGCGTGGGCAGGACTGTGAGGGTAGCGAGTTTCTCCCATAGGCGCTGGAAAAAATCTTGCCAAGTCCAGTTAGTTCGGGGGATTACATCCGTGACTTTCTGGTCCTTGTCCCGCTTGATGTCCAGGTCAGCAATTGTCTGGCCAGTTGGTGGAGGGGGTAAGGAGGAAAAACGCGCCATCAAATCACCGACTTCGCCCGCATGCGCGCCTCTTTCTCGCTCATCCCTCGTGCCTTGAGCATGTCGATGAGTTGCTGTTCTTGCTTCGGAGTCTGCTTCCCTCGCACACTCTGCTGCGCTGGTGCTGCGCCAGGCGCAGCCGGCATGGCGCCACCCCCCACAACCAAGTCCGACATATCCCCGCCGACATCTTTGCCAAGGCGGTCCATCGCTGCCCGAGTTTGTGCGCTTACCCCGCCATAGGCATCAGGCGCTTGCGCCATGAGCATGTCCTCGGGCTGGAGTCCGGCTTGCTCCTTGAGCATCCGCTCCTGTTCTAACCGGCGCTGGCGCAGTTGGTCGCCCATTGAGCCGGGGGCAACAAGTTCATCGGCCTTTCGCTCGCCCGGCTGCGGAGGGGCTGGCTGCTGCGGCCGCCCAAACAATCGCTGTAGCAATGACCCCTTCGAATCCGGCGCATTCGCGGCCATCTGCATCGGCTGTTCGCCACGTGAGGCTGCAAGGAGCGCCAACTCCTCCTCGGAGGGCTCCTGCCGACCTTGCTGCGCAAGTATGTACTCCATCATGCTCGGGACTTGGTTCATCGAGTGATCCTTTTCGATTGTCGTTGACGGCGGCGGGCGATTTCCATTCGTGTTCTGCGCTTTGCTTCCTCGCGTTCCTGTAGTGAGCGCCCGTGGATGGGTACGCCGAGGGCACCGGAGACTGCTTCAGCACCACGTCCTTGGGCGACCTCTTGCACTCCAATTGGTAGCATTCCCTTTACGGCGTGACCGATTCGGCCGGGAATGGATTGATCCGCCATTGGAGGGGCACCCTTTGTGGAAATATACTCCTTGCCGAGTAGCTGAGCTGCAGCCTCCTTTGGCACATAGCCGAGTTTGTTGACAGCTGTGCCAGTTGGGTCTTGCAGCCAATGGAAGATCTCTGTGAAATGCTTCGCGACCTGAATAGTGCGGCCATCCGGCAGATAGACCATTGTTGGGTCCTTGTTGTCCCAGAAGTGGGTTCCGGTGAAATGCTGCTGGAGCCCCTCCATGACTGCCGCTGTCATTAGTGCGCCGCCGAGGAAGTACCTGCGGTAGATGTCCTCGGCTACGGACAGCTTTGTCCCAGGGATTGCGGACTTGGCTGTCGCTTTCATTCCTTTGTAGCCAGCGCGGACTGTGGAGGTTACCCAATCTGGGGCGAGTAGGCCAACGCGTAGAAGGCGTAGCCCCTCTGGGTTGGTCATACTGGCAGAGAGATTGTGCAAGAACTTCGACTCAATCTCCCCGCTCACTTGGCGCCAATTCAGCCCACCGAAGAGGTCATTCGTTGCACCCGCAACCTCACGCATGACTTGGCTTGGCGAGAGGGCTTTGTAGGTTGCATCCTTGGCGAGCTTGCCTGCTTCCCGCTCAAGCGCCTTAGTGTAGGCCACATTCGCGGTGGCGAGCTTAATTGCTGGGTGGAGGTATTCCCATAGGAAATGGTTGAGGCCCTCACTCAGCTTTGCGACTCCCTTGACAGGGAGGGAGGCAACCTTCCCTGCAACAGGGATTTTCTCCAGGCCTGAGATAAGAGCATCCGATAGCTTAGCCCATGCGCTGGTGTCCATATCGAATCCATGCGCATCAACCTTCAAGCCCCCTCGAATTGCTTGATCGACGAAGTCCCCTGCTTTGCCCTTCCGCAGCATCTCCACCATTGCGGGGATCTTGGTCAAGGTCTTGGGCGAGCCGAGGCCGAGACCAATGCCTAGCCCTACTTCAAGTAGCGACTTGATGTGAAAGCCGCTGAAGTTCAAGAGACCTTGCTTTGCTGCTGCACTCACCGCAGTTGCAGCTTGCAGGTAGGCAGGGATGCTGGTTGCGTGGAATAGATAGGAAAGCGACGGGGCCATGTCCGGATGGACAAGCATCCCTTGCATCTGCGGGCCTGGTAGCGGGGCGTAGTCCGCAGGGGCATCTGCTCGATCCATTACGGGTCTAGGACGATCAGGAAGTGCTTCAGCTGCTTTAAGTTGTTTCTCTGTTTTCGCCGCCTTGATTGCTTTGTTACGGATAGCCGCGAGGCGGGCATCTTCACCAACACCGACGACATTTGTGGTTTTGAGGGTCTCAAGCAGCTCTTTATTCGCCATAGACTTTCCAAGACTTCGGCCATAGATGCGAGCAATTTCGGCAATGTCCAAGGTCTGGGGCTCTAGGCCTAGTTCAATCCCTTTTGCGTATGAAGGGATCAGGCGGTCCTCCGCAAAGCGACTCGTTCCACTCACTGACTTGTAGTAAGCCCGCGCTTTGCCCTCATCCTTCCACAGTTGGGTTACGTAGCTTCCGTCGTCGATAAGGTCGTCAAGGACGCCCATTTTTTGCGCTGCGTCCCCAAATTCGGCCATCTCTTTTTGGAATAGCTCAGCCGCCGCACGAGTATTCCCCTTTAGCTGCTCAACATGCCCACCTTGAATCGCGTGGATAAGTTGCTCACGCGCAGCAGCATCCGGCACAAGTTCCTTGATCGCGTAGGCTAAGCGATCCGATGCGAGGCTAATTCCCGCAGTCATTGCTTCGTGCGCACTCATGATATTGTCGATCTGTCCTGCAATTGCCGGGTCGCGCTTTAAGGCGGCGAAGCGCTCGCGGGCCTGGCCGAGCTTCTCCATCCCTTCGCTCACTAAGTGCCTCCCAGCTTTGGCTGCAAGCCCCCCACCAAGCGCGAGGGCTGCACCGATTGCTGCCCCCTTCCCTTTGTCATCGCTCAAGTAGCCGCCGAGGGCTGCGCCCCCTAGACCAACTGCAACCCACTTAGCCATCTCAGGGTCGAAGACACCACGCTCCTTCCACCCAGGCGGCAAGCCACGCCGCTCAGCCTCCATCTGCGCTGCGGCTTTTCTGGTAAACTTTTGCAGAGATTTATCGACTTTAGGGAAGGCTTCATTAGCAGCTCCCCCGCGCAGGTCTTGTAGGTGTTTTTGATGCGCATCTTCCAGATGCTTGATAACCTCCTCAAAGTCTGCTCCGCCTTTCGCTGCGGAAGCAGCTTCCGAGATTTTCTCCCCAACTGCATTAGAAACTGGCCCTTTCGTGAGTTCGCTCATGTATAAACGAACTTCATCCCGTTCTGCCTTCCCTATTTTTTGTCCTATGGATCGGTCTCGGAGGGCGTCTGTTATATCTGTTACAGTGGTATCGGGAAAGCTGCGTTCTTTGGGTCCGGGTGCAGGTGGCTGTGCCTCCTCTAAAACCTTCGGCCCCTCTATCTTGGCGAATGTGTCAAGCGGCGCTTCGGGGAGCTTGCGCTCAATCCACGCCTTGGCTTGGGAGGGTGTCATCACGTCCGCTGCTTTCTCCCCTACGCCCAGCTCGGGCAACACACTCCGATAGGCTTGAATGTCCGTGAGTTCTTTCGCCTGACTGGGTGTGAGGGATTTCTTTGCTGAGAGGAACTCCTCTCTCGCTGCGAGTGCGGATGGCTCTTCACCATGCCCCTTTGCCTCCCCACTTGTGATGCGCTCTTGCGCTGCCAGGCGCTCAGCTGCTGCTTCATCTCGGTAGGGGGCGGCTGCATCGGCGAGGTCTTGGGCCTTCGACTTCTCCATTCCCCCCTTCACAAGAGAGTCCCGCGCCGCATTGATGGCATCCTCTCCCCTCGCTACTGCTGCTGCGACTTCGTCAGCCAACCCACTTGGCTTCGCCTTCACCATCATGCCGCCGACAGTGAGCATCCCACTAAGTCCTGCAGCCATAGCTGCGCCGATTTTCATATCCTGGCCGAGCTTTGATGGGTCGATGAAGCCTGCTTTGTCGAGTTGATCTGCTGCAGAGACGGCACCACCGACGCCTGCGCCTGTGAGGCCTACTTCGGCTGCGCGCCCGACTGCCGCCCCAACCTTCGCTGCTGTTGCGCCTAGCTTTGCGCCCATGCTGCCACCTGCGATAGCCAGTCGCCCACCAAGGGCCTCCCAGAAGACCGGAAGAAGGAGGTATGGGTCCGCAACAACTGTGTTTACGAATTCGCCCGCGAATCTCCCAGGATTCGCCTTCGCTGCTTCAACAAGACCCTTCACAGAGAAGTCCTTCACAGCCTCGGCTGCACCATGCACCAACTCCCCGACAGGCTTATCGAAGACTCCTTTCTTGTAGGCACTGGCTAGATGGGCTGGCAGCGACTCCTGCGTCCACAACTGCCATGGGTTTTTGAGGGTCTCCATGAAGCCCTGCGGCTCGGCTGGGGCAGCGGCCTCCGGCGCAGCATACTGAGACCATGGCCCATTAGCTTCCAACTTATCTGAAGCAAGCGCCATTGATAAGCGTGTTTGCTCTTCTTTCAATGGGCCTGTTTGCTTCTCTACCAGCCCCTTCCGAGCAAGCTCCTCGTTAACTCGCCCAAGATTCTTCGTTTGATCTCGCGCTTCTATTTGGGCAGTTTGGGCTACTTCTTCAGGGGATTGAGCTACTCGCTCGGGTAGTTGCCCATAGCTATACCCCTCCTGCGGGACAGGTTCTTCCATCCCCCCATACTGCTCCCATGGCCCAGCCACTACACTTTCTCCCAGGATTTTGGGTCAGCGGGATTGCCCCCTTTGAAGCGATAGCCTTGCTGGACTTCGCCAGCCTTAGGGGCTGCAGGGGCGGGAGCCTTGGGGGCTGCTTGGGGCGCAGGTTGCGCCATTCCACCAGGCTTAAATGCTGCAGGTTGGTCAAAGACTGGACCTGAGCCGATCAAGTTGAAGAACGATCCCGCCTGGGGCATCCGCAGTTCGCCCTTGGAGATCATCTCATTGTAGGCATCCGAAAGGAGGGATTCGAAATCCACACCCTGGGCTTCCGGGGTGCCCACCTTTGCTTTCGCAATTGAGGCAGCTTTGGCCGCGGCCGCGTCTTGGGCCTGAAGCGACAATCTTCCAAATCCTTCCCCCAAAATCCCGCCCAAGACTTGGAGCGCCTGCAGCCTGTCCTCCCTCTTTGGAATACTCGCCTGCGCCTTGATGCCCTCACGCTTCAATGCAGCATCCTGACTCCGTCGAAGCTCCACCTCTTTCGCAAGTTGGATACGGGCCTGCCGGGCTTCCTCCAAGTCGACCATCTTTGTCTGGGCCTCTTGCCGGATAGCCTGCTCCTTTGGGGTCATTGTGGCTGAGATCGCAGCCTCGATATTCGGCTTGTCGACTTCATAGTTCCCGGTGAACCACTTCGGCTTCTTCCCACCGCTTGCCAAGTACTGCAACATCGCAGGGCGATACTCGTCCTGAGACTGGACGCCGCCTAGATAGTTCTCCAGCGGGTGCGCCGGACTTGTTCCGGCGGGAGGCATGCCCAGTTGGTCCCTTAGCCTGGCATCACTGTAAGCATTCCCTGTCGCTGCGAGGCCCCGCCCTTGTTGCTCCCGCAACTTCGCTTCAGAGTACTGTCCGCTCTCTTGAGACATCTTCTGCAGGGCAGTTGGCTCATTGGCCTGTGCTAGAATCTTCTGCCTTTGTGCCTCTACAGAGGCCGATTGCGCGACTTGCTGCTGGCGCTGGCGATCTTCCTCTGCCGTGATATCCCCTTGGTAGTTCCGGGTCTGCGTCGCCAAGAATTGAAGAAGGGAGTCTGCGCTCATGCCAGGAACCCCTTAGGCATATTCGCCTGCTGTTGAACGAGGGACAGGCGGTTTTGCGCATCACGCATTTGTTGCATTTGTTGTTGCAGCAACTGGCTTTGCATCTCACCCACACCTACTTGCTGTTGGCCCTGGAGGGCGCCATTTTGCAATGCTGTGAGTTCGTATGGAAGCTTCTGCGTTTGGACTGCCTGATTGAATCCTGTCTGCTGCTCAGCGAGTTGCTGGCCTGGGATTTGGGCAAGGATGCCGGCCGAGGAGGCAGGAGAGCCTGCATTCACTCCTGCGAGCATTGCAAGGCGATTGAATTGGTTTCCATACTCTTGGCCTGCGATGTCTTGGCCTTTCTTCTGAAGCTCTTCCAGGATGTTCCCAGAGCCGAGGAATCCCTGTGCAGCCATGGAGCGAGCAAGCGCATCGGTGCCACCCTTCATTCGGGCTTGGACTGAGGGATCATTCGCTACTGCGCTGGCGCCACCCTGCATGAGGTTGTTGAGTTGGGTTTGGTATTGGCCACGTTGGGCAGCCCAGGGGTCAGCAGTGGCGGCAGCGGATTGGAGGAGGGTGGCGGAGGATGGGCCTGCTCCTGCTGCACCCCCTGCGCCCGCTCCCGTCCCTCCTCCATAAGCTGTCCCTGCCGCGCCACTTGCCCCGGCTTGCAGCGCCGTCGGCATCCCTGTAAGGGGCATTGCTCCCGCTTGTGGATTAGTGCCTGATTGAACCGCGTCGCCCTGCAGGTAGCCATACTGAATTAGTTGGTTCCGCAGATTCCCCGAAATAGCGCTCGGGTCCTGGCGGACGCGCTGGAGCATTTGCTGAAAGTCGGGACTCCCTGTCGCGGAGGTCCCGCCGGTGTAGGGGTTTGCGAAAGATAGCATTAGGGTGCTCCTCTAAAAGGACCCAACATCGAAGTCGATCTCCGCTGTCGAGAGGCGGAGTGGGGTGTTTTCTGTGTGGCGGAGCCCGAAGGCCCTCCTGCGGCCACTCCCCAGGTTCGATATCTTTGCCCGTTTCTGCGCCATCGGGATAGTTCGGTAAAGGGACCAGGATTGGTAATCATCGTCAGAGTAGCGAACAAGGATGTTTGTGGTTACTTTATCCCCAACAAGCTCGAATCGATTATACCGCTTCGATGCCATCAGGCCGAAGTCGTTGAGCATTGTCCGGATTAGGAGATCGATTGGGAGGCCCTTGTCTTGGTAGAGCGCTGGGTCGAAGGTGTAGACATCCCCGGTGTCGATGTCAAGGAGTAGGTCTGCGCCGCTTCCCTTTGCATAGTAGACTCCGGGGAAATATGATTCAGTGTAGAAGGTGCCGAGGATTGTCCCTGTGATAGCCCCACTTACTGCAGTTGTGGGGGTGTAGGTGAACTGGGAGGTCGACATTGAGCTTGAGTCATAGCGGAGGTTGAATTCTCCATCTGCTGTGCTTGGCGTTGCCCCGCTTACTGTCACAACATTCCCATCGGCCTGGCCATGCGGAGCACTCGTCGTTGCGAGGATCGAGCCATCGGCCTGGACAACTGCGCTGACGATTGAAACAGGTGCGGCGGCGGTCAAGTGAGACCAAGTGTGCCACTCACCGGTCACTTCATCGAGGACTAGTGTGATGGCGCTCGTAACGAGGGTGAGGACGTAGAAGAAGTGCCCATTCGTCTTCACGACGAAGGCGTATACCTCGGCGAGGCTATCCCCATTCAGCACCCGGTCGATGTATTGGTTGGAGATGTATTTAGGGGTGTAACCCTCAAGCTTCATGATGGAACGTCCCTTCTGGCGGGAGTTGGCCATGAAGTAGACGGTGTTGTCGCTGAAGGCAATAGAGCCTGCCGAGGCGCAGCCGATCTCGAGGAGTGCATTGAGGACCTTGGAGAGCGGCGAGCCTGTCGCATTGCCCGCGTCATAGAAGAACTCAGTTGAGAAGTCCTTGAATGCGACAACATAGTTGAGCTGGCGGACGAGGGCTACTGCTGCGTCGGCCTCGGCATTCGCCGAGATGAAGTTCGTCGCGGTCCAGGAGGTTGGGGCATTGAGGTCGGAGCCGAATATAACCCCGCGGGAGTTCATCACGTAGATTGTGCCGTCGAGATAGACGACGCCGTAGACGGTCGAAGGAGGGTAGTCGGCATCGGTGATTCGTGTGACTGAGAGACCGTTGTAGTAGTAAGCAACCTCGTTGTTCTTGAGGAAGATCGCTGTTGGGGTGGTTAAGGTCGCCGGGATGAGGGTCATCTGGAACGGCAGGCATGAGGTCGCTGGGGGTGGGGTTAGGGGGATCGAAGTTGAAACCGTTGGCGTGGCGAAGAAGAGCCCATCGCGGATTGCGCTTGAAGTTTCGCCCGGACCAATATAGAGCGCCCCATTATGGACAGTTGAGCCAGCCGCCTTGCGGGTGGTCCAAGCAGAGGAGGCGGATGCAAGAAGCCACGCGCTCCCATCGCTTGAGCCATAGACATCGTTGAGGAGGACCGAAGCGCCCGCGTTCGTGGCCCCGCCACCAATCCACAAGCGGCCATTCGAGACCCATGCGGAGGCTCCCCATCGCGCGGGGAAGCCTGCCGGGTCGACAAGAAGAACGAAGTTCGCTCCATCGTCGGATGAAACCCAGACATCGTTCTTGACTGTAGCGCCGCTTACGATGCCGGCGCCGACATACAACTTGTTGCTGAGGGACCACACATTGAAGCCGACACGGTTTGCCAGCAGAGCTACACCGGCATTTACTGCCAGCCATGTTGCACCGTTGGAGGATGACCAAATTTGGAATGCGCCGGATGCGCTGCTGAGGAATGCGTAAAGCAGGCTGTTGTGGATTATGAGGGCTTGGCTGAAGAGCGTGCCGCCACCCGACAAATCGGCAGTTTCTTGTGTCCAGGCCACACCATCGGGGCTTGACTGGACTGCCCGCGAGGCTGTGATGCCTAAGGCGTAGATCTTCCCGCCGAATGAGACAGCTAGTTGGGAGTTGCTTGAGGCTGAGCCGTTGTTGCCGATGGCGGTTGAGGTCCAGGGGGTAGAGATCGTGGACCAGCTTGTCCCATTATTGAGGGACTTGTAGACGCTGATTTGGGTGTCGCCATTGTCGCGGCCCCCAATAGCGAAGAGGTTGCCGCCGTGGGAGACAAGATAGCTGCCGTGGGCTGTGCCGACGGATGAGCCGGCT